TCTCTTCAGATTGCCACCACTTAACCCATGAAGCTTTATCTAAATATCTAAATGCATTTCTTTCCCATAAAGACCTATAATGTATCATATCAATATTACCATTATATTTCTCAGGGTGTTTTGGTCTCCATGAACCAGAATATGTCTTTTTCATACGAGTATTTATAACTATTCGTATAAATAAGTATTATACAAACCAAGGAATCATTATGGCAAACGGAAATGTACCCACAGCAGCAGTAAAACTTCGTGGAATGCTAGGCTCATCTCTAAGAAAAAATGACCCAAATAAATGGGAACATTGGAAATATCCACTTTCTATTGGTGCAGATACTCTTGTAGATGATGTAAATTTTAATAGTAATCAAACTAGTGAATATGCTATTGAACGTATGAGTACAATAGATGAATTATCAGTTGAACCATTTATGATGTTTGAGTTTATGAAAATAAATGAAGATAGAGCAGCTGCAAGAAAAGAGAAAAATACTAATGCTGTAAGAAAGTATATTAGTTTTGAAGAAAAAGATTTAGCTTTAGAAAAAGCAATTATTGAAAATCAAAAAAATCAAGGTGGTTCTGGACCGGCCAATCGCTATGGTCGCGATAGTGTGTTAGCTGGTCTAGAAAAACAAAAAGCAGATAATGCTGCAAATAAAGGAAATTCCCAATGGGCAGATATTAAAGCTTGGATGGGACAATTATTTGATACAGCTGAAAGAGATTATACTGGTTCAGTTGCTATATATATGCCAACAGATATTCAAATAAACGACCAACTAGTATACAATGAAGATACAAGAAAAATTGGAGCAATATTTGAATCTATGTTGAATAAACCACCAGGTGATTGGGATTTATGGAATCCAACTATTGCGCTAGACCCACTTGTCACAGCCACAATAGGTACTGCACTTGGTAAAAGATTTTCAGGTAATACAGGAGCAGCGATAGGTGCTTTTGCTACTTATGGTATAGGTGATATTCTTCAAACAGAATTACAAAGGGCCACTGGTCAAATTGCTAATCCAAATGAACTTTTAAGATATGCATCAACCGGATTAAGAACTTTTACATTTAATTGGACATTTTTACCAGATTCAGAAGATGAATCAAAACAAGTGACCGGTCTTATTCAACTATTTAGAAGGTCAGCTCATGCTAAAAGAGATTCTTCAACATTAATAATAGTCCCTGACCATGTTGTAGTATCATTTCATGGTGCGGCAGATATGGTTCAAATCCCTCCATGTTATATTGAATCAGTTAATGTTAATTATAATCCAAATAATTCTTCATTCTTTAGCGAAGGTAATAGGCCAGTTGAAATTAAATTTGGTGTAACACTTAAAGAGATAGTTCCAATATATCAACATAATATAGACGAAGGATATTAATATGTATTTTGCAAATATAAGCAACGCGGCAATAGATATAGATGCATCTGGTAATTTAGATATATTAAAAAATTTAACATCAAAAGCAAAAGTTTCTGATGAATTAATTAATAGTGCTAGTTATTATCAAACTATAGAGGTTATAGATGGCGAGAGGCCAGACCATTTAAGCAAACGATTATATAATAACGACAAATATCATTGGACATTCTTACTACTTAATCCACACTTAAAAAATATATGGGATGATTGGCCAATGAAATATTCTCAATTAGTAGAGTACTGTACAAATAAATATCAATACCTTGCAGGTGATACTGATGATGACCTCAATGATAAGTTTACTTTAGGTGAGACAGTTACTGGTTCTGTATCTGGTGCACAAGGTATTCTTAAAGAGATACACGTCAATATGGGTTACCTTGTTATTGAAAAAACATCAGGTACATTTGCTATAGCTGGTGAAACTATACAGGGTATTAATTCTCAAGATTCTGTTGCATGTAATTTTGTTAAATCACAAGCCTATGCTCCTCATCATCATGTTGATGATTCAACCGGAGCATGGGTACCAAGACGTTTAGCTGGCACAACTGCATATAGTTATATCGATTATGAGTCGGCTGTAACCGAACAAAATAGGAATTTAAAAGTAATTAAACCGGAGTATATTCAACAAGTAGCAAATCAGTTTATTGAAGTAATGGGTGTATAATGTTAAACATAAGCTCATTAGAAATAAAAGTTGCTGGTGTTGATATAAGCAGAATGGTTCTTAGTTTAACTTTATATGAAAGTTTAAATGGTGGAATTAGAGGAAGTTTTGTAGTTCAAGATAATATAAATTTTTATGATACTTTTATTGCTCATTTCCAACCTTCTGCTGAAATAAATTTTAATTATATTGGAGTACCTTGTAATAATATCTTTGCTTGTAATGGTATTACTAATATGGATATAAAAAAATTAGGCAAAACATATATTATTCATTTTATTAGTTTTCCATCAGTAAATATGGAAATGGAAAGTCTTAATCAAGTATATTCTGGACCAAGCCATATAATATTAAAAGCGATGTGGTATGAAACTCAAGGGAATCATTTACCATTACGTGTTGATTCAAAAGCGGTTACAAAGGGTAGATATATTGTTCCATCTGTTAAAGCAGGAGTTGCAATAGACAATATATTAAAAACGATGTATGATGATGAACAAACTGGATTTTGTTTATACCAAAGGCTTTGGGACCAAGGAGCATCAAGATTATCTTCTTTTGACTATATGGATAAAAATTATTTTATGGAAAGTCAACAAATAGGTACAAATGTTCATTACAATAAATTTGTAATAAAACATACTATGGCTGGTACTAGCAGTGAACAAGATGGTTTATCTAATTTAAATGAAGTGGGTACATCAAATGATTTTAAATTAGAGGAATTTCAAAAAGATTTTTATCAAAAATTAGCTGCAGGTTTTTGGGGAACTAAAATTAAGCATATACATTTAGATGAAACTAAAAAGGAAGAATTAACACCGATTGAAGCAACCAAATCACTTTCACAAACTAGATATAAGTTATCAAATAAATTATATGATGATAATACACAAAGCATATTTAGTACCATTCAAGACCCGGCTGCTGTGGCTGCATATAATGCTAAAAACAGAGTACTTCAAGGACAATATTTAAAAGTTAATAATATGACACCGGTACCAGGCCTTGGTGTTGGATTTTGTGTATTAACTGACCAAGGAGGAAGCAATATTTCTACTACAAGACAAGATAATAATTATATAGTTTCTAATATCAATCACAAAATCACATTAGATGGTGGAGAATTTAATTACACACAAGACGTAGGATTAATAAGAGAATAATGTATTTTGGAATAGTAAAAAATAATGTAGACCCAGAAAAACTTGGAAGAGTTAAGGTTTCTGTATTTGGTTGTCATGATGCCATAGACCCAAAAGACCTTGGATGGTCACAGGTTATGATGCCTGGAGATACACCGGCTATAAGTGGTCAAGGCCATTCAGTAAATTTAAATGCAGAAGTTTTATGGGAAGAGGGCGATACATTGCCTGATGGCGTAACAATTGGTGATGTTAAAATAGTTGGTTCATTAGTTTGTGGTATATTTTTAGATGATTTTCAACAAGAGTTTATGGTGATGGGTACACTTCCCACTAAGACCGATGGTGCATTTGATAATAATGATAGAGTAAGAAGTATAAATCCACATGTTGATGACCCTAAAGGTGACTATGAACCTGATAGTACTTTTGCGCCGGTATACCCATATAATAATGTATATGAAACAGGGTCCGGTCACGCTAAGGAATATGATGATACTCCTGGTGCTGAACGTATAATGGAAAGACATAAAAGTGGTACCCAATATGAAATACAATCTGATGGTACAAAAATTGAAAGGGTTGTAAGGGATAACTATCAGTTAGTGGTAGGGCATGACACACTTGAAGTATATGGTAATGTTAGAATTATTGTTAGTGGTCAAGCAGATATTGCTGTAGCAAATGATGTAAATCTTGCGGTGGGTGGTAACCTTACTACTGATGTTACTGGTAATATGACAGCTAATATTACTGGAACAACTTCATTAATAGGTGTTGATAATATAAAAATAGATGTAACTGGTAGTGGTAAAAAAATTACATTAGATGGTGATGTTGATATAACTGGTAATTTAAGATTAACAGCAGAAGGTATCACACTTAATAACCATACACATGGAGAAAACGATGTTGACCAACCAAATACTGCAGGACCTAACACCAATTAGTATAAATAAGATATATGGCAACAATAGCACGACAAAGTACTTACAAAGATTTAGATTTTGCTTTTAAACAAAATCCTAATACCAATGACGTTGGAATAAAAAAAGATAATGCTTCAATAAGTCAAAGTGTATTAAACATATTAAGAACTAATCATGGAGAGAGACCATTTAATTATAATTTTGGTGCTAACTTAAGGAGATATTTATTTGAGAATATGACCAGAGCAACAGCAGCAAGTATGTCTACTTCAATTAATACTGCTTTAAGTAATTGGGAGCCAAGAATAGAAGTATTAAATACAAATATTCAGGCTAAGGCTGATGAAAATGAAGTAAAGGTAACAGTAACCGGGAGAGTTAAATCAAGTAATGAAGTACTTGATATTACTACCACAATAGAGAGATTACGATAATGGCAATAGAACGTAGAATAGCAGCAAGTGAATTAGATTTTGACCAATTAAAAAATAACTTAGTTGCTTATATGAAAGCAACCGATACAACCTTCAATGACTATAACTATGAAGGCTCAGCAATGGCAACCATTATTGACGTATTAAGTTATGTAACACATATAAATTCAATGAATGCAAACTTTGCTCTTAATGAAACATTCCTTGACACAGCTCAATTACGAACTTCTGTGGTATCTCACGCTAAGCTATTAGGATATACACCAAGGTCTATAGCGCCCTCGGTCGCTGTTATAAATTGTAAGATGGCTAAAGGTTCTGCCACTCCTTTATGGAATCATGACGCAGATAATAATCCACTACCATTAACTATGACAAGGGGTACTACATTTCAAACGGTTATTGATGGTATCACATATCCAATGTTTAATTCAACGACCACTACCATCAACTATGATGCAACTAATGGTTGGTTATTCTCAAACCTTGAGATTGAGCAAGGAACATTAGAAACTATAGTATACACATATCAAAATAATACTTTTGAAACATATTTAATTCCTGATATTAATGCAAATACAAAATCCATTAAAGTCACTGTGAAAGATTCAAGTGCATCTACTGCATCTAAGGTTTATACTTTAAATACTAATATGGTAAACTTAGACGGTACAAGTGAAGTATACTTTTTAGAAGAAGGAAGAGATGGATATTATGAAATTAAGTTTGGTGATAATATAGTTGGTAAAAGACCACTTAATGGTGCTATAATTACTATTGAATACTCTAAGATATCATCAGGCACTGACGTTAATGGTGCCACTACATTTACATTGACAGATTCAATTGCTGGTAACTCAGATGAGACCATCACATTAGTAACTAAAGCTACTGGTGGTGCACCAAGAGAAACTAAAGAAGCAATTAAGTTTAATGCTCCACTTTCACATGTATCTCAAAATAGGGCTGTTACACCTGATGACTATAAGACAATTATTAAAAACGAATTTGCCGACATTGAAGCTGTTGCTGTATGGGGTGGTGAAGACCATGATGTACCAGATTATGGTAAAGTTTATATAAGTATTAAACCATTATCTGCTGAAACACTAACTGATGCTCAAAAGACAACAATAAAAACTAACATTCTTAAGCCAAAAAATGTCGTATCCATCACTCCGGTTCTTGTCGACCCAGAATACACTTATATAGACCTTGAAGTCTATTTTAAATATAATCCTAACCTTGCTACAGTAACAGCATCTGGTTTAGCAACTTCAATAAGGACTACACTCGTGGCATATAATAATGATACCCTTAAGAGTTTTAATGGAGTATATAGAGATTCAAATGTTGTGAAGAAAATTGATGATACAAATATTGCTATCCTATCTAATATCACTCGTGTAAAAATGACCAAAAAAATTACACCTGTTCTTGGTACAGCAACTAAATATACTCTTAAATTTAATCAAGCATTAACTGATATTGATGCTACTACAGGTACTACTGGTGCTTATTTGACTTCAACCGTATTCACATTTGGTGGTGTTGATTGTAAACTTAAAGACTATTATGATAGCTCAAGTGATACACGAATTATTCAAATAGTTAATACAGATGGTTTAGTACAAAGTGCAAATGTTGGTGATGTGAATGAAGAGTCTGGAATAGTTACTCTT